ATACGGATTTCACGTTTTTGTTGCATATCTTTGCCGACTGCTACACGAATGTCAAAATCTACGTTACTCATACAAGCTCCTTTAATCAATCAATACATGTATTATATGCCCAAACCGATTTATTGTCAAGCCGTGGAAAAGCCCCGTTTCCGGGGCTAAATGTAATACTAAGTATTACTTTTTAGTTGTAGTAGTTTGATTTACAAAACCATACATTTTTTCCGCAGTTTCTAGGATTTGTTCTAGACCAGGAAAGACTGGCATTTCAACTTTGCTAACTAATTCACCTGTTTTAGGATCCTTTATTGCAGTTAATTCCCATCCAGCAAATTTCATGCTGTATTCTTTTTCTACGAAATCTTTAGCCATTCCGAGGACATCACTACGAATCTCATAGCCGTTTTTGCTGAATTTGACTTCAGGCATTTTTGGTGTGTAATCTGACATATTGTCTCCTGTGTTTGTCTGTGAATTATATAACTGTTAAGAATACCAGTCAATCTAGTTTGGGTTTATCGACCCTTTAAACCAGGTCCTGATCTATATTTCTTAATAGCCTGTATAGCCTCTAGGATGCTATCTATTAATTTTGCAAACATGATTATTCTGCTTTCTTACTGGCAGCTTTTTTGGCTGCTGTTGGGAACTTTACAGTTTTGGCAACTTCGTCAAAGAACTGTTTGCTTGTAAAAATTAAACCCAATGATGTAGCAAAAGCCATTGTTGCATCAGCATAACGCTTTGTGTAATCTGCTTGGGAATCAACGAATGTGTTCATTGCTTTGGCAATTCCTTCGTGTTGTACAAAATTTGTTACGAATTGCTTTTTGGCTTCTTGGACCGCGTCAATAGCGGCGTAATTGAAAGTGTTAAACATTTTTATCTCCTATGTGTGTGTTTAAAATTGGGTTTTTATGCAGAACCCATAACTGCATTAATATTTATGCCTATCCTACTCTATCATGTATTTCTCTATACTTTTTTAGAGCAAGTACTCTAGCAATTAGTAATCTATTTTCTGCGTACTCGGATAATGTATCGTCTACATCTTCTTCAACAATTTTAACTTTACGATATCTAGTACAAAGAGCCTCATCATCAAACTCTAATAGACTTGGATCAGCCCCTTGTTTGATTAATGAGTATCTTATTGGATTACTTCTTAGGAGCTTCGGCTTTTTGATCCTTAGCTGGTTCGCTTTTGGGATTAGCTTTCTTTTCAGCCTCCTTGTCAGCCTTCTTCTTAGCTAATTTCATTTCGCCAGCAGGTGCTGCCGGTGTAGCCGGAGCAGTTGCGGCTGCTGGGGCAGCTGGTGCTTTTGCTGGCTCTGCGGCAAATGCAGATACTGTAACTAGGGTAGCGATTAGAGTTGCGATTAGTTTCATTTTGTTTTCCTTTGAAGTTAATGAATTCGTAGTTTTGTCTACATATATATATAACGCGGTAGCCTGTATAAAAGTTTACATCAACCGCCACGACCAGTACGTCTTACCACACTACTTCCCCCAAATCCTTTTGAATTAGGTTTAGGTCCTTGTTTCTTTGGAGCCTTACCTAAGCCCGGATGAAGTTCAGTGTTATTCTTTTTGGCTTCGTTAGCCATGTTAATAAACGGGTTCTTGCTTTTCTTTTCTTCTGTCATTTTTTTACCTTTATTGAATGTAAGTAACTATCTAGATCACCGTACAAATTAAGTAACATAGATATTCTACTGTCATATAACCTGATAAAAGGTTTATTACCTTTATCACTTTTATTTACATCAATGTAGTAGGGACATTTGATTTTTTTGTCTAAGTCCAGAATGAAGGCATACCAACTATATTTTTTGGATGCTTCAAAGTCGTGGTTATAGTGTTCAATTTTGGCAAACCGTAATTCCAAATCACCAACTTGAGTGAGTCTTAATCCACCACGAGGATTAAACCACCATTTCTTTATTGCTTCTTCATATGACCAAGTAGTATCAGATAACTGGTCTATTACAGTTTTAGTTAGTTGTTCTTTGTATCTGATTTTATTCATCTGGATAAACACGTGTGCCGTTGTTCATAAACACCACAGTAAATTTATCAGTTTTGAATTGTATATTCAGTTTGCGGCATAGATTTCTTGCATGACCGGGATTACTAAAACTTGTTTTTTTATATTTTGGAACGGCTTCACTATCTAAGTAATGTTGACTTTTTAAGTTGATAGGTTGGTTATCATAGAACACAGCCCATATTCCTGCTGCCTCTACAATTTGATCACATTTGTATGTTTCTTTATCAACTATTTCTAGTATTACTTTAGGTTGTGTTCTGCTCATTGTTTACCATTTGCCACCAGTCATTACGATAGTAACATCCTCAGTTTTATTATTAGTCTGTCCTCTTTGGTCTAAAAGTAATACCATAATTTCGTCACGCATTTCTTTAGCATCAGTGATTGGAATCAATAATTCACGGGATTGGCGTGCCTCTGCACTAGCCACTTTATCTATAAATTTTTTAATTTGACTCATTGTATATTTATGCTAACAAAACCTCATCCTCTGTCTTAAAAGGACCTGTATAGTCATATCGTTGCACAAAAATGTACTTTGGACAGAAAATCTTTACAAATTCTTCATTTTGTTTGATTCCGAACCACCCTGCAACATAGTAACACTTACTCTTGGGAGTTTTAGTAAAAATATGCAGTTTTCGTTTCACATCATAAAAACTATTGTAAATCCGATTACCACTAGTAGGATAGATAGCAAACGGAGGTGCTGATTGCTTTTCTTGTTTCCCTACCTTTTCAAACTCAATTTGTTTTGATTTTTCAATGGCTTTGGTACTACTGTACTTTTCAACAGTATTATCCATGATTACTTGATAATCACTACCCTCTTGAATTACATTACCTACTTTTTTGTCACCGTCTGTGACTACCCAATATTCACCTTTAATAATAGGTTTAGCTACTAGATTCATCTTTATTATCCTTTGTTAATTCTGCTACAAACAAGAAATGTTCATAGGCTTTTCTAACTGCTGGAACAGTTAATAGTTTCTCTGCTTCCACAGACATTGCTTTGACTGCTTCTTCACATGCCTCACGTGCGCTAGGCCATTGTAGTGCATGGTTCTCTACACCAAATGCTTTACTCAATGCTTTCCAACAACGTAGTTGTTCAGGTGTTAATTCTTTTTGTTTGTTAGTAGGGCGCAAATCACTAGCCTTCATTAATGCCGAACTAATTGCATCTTCTGCTACACGGCCAGCCGCAATCATTGGTGCATATGCAGGGTTTACGTTGTAACGTGTGCTTTGCCCACCGGGATAGCATATTACAAGATGTGCCCCTTCAGGAAACGCATCCATAAGTGTTTGGTCGTACTCATACACTGGTACGTATCTACGACCTACTTTCTTATAAAAAATTGTTTTCTCGCTCATTGTGCTAACAAATTACCCTTATATGGTTCATTCAACCAACGTGCGAATGTTTCAGCATTTTCTGAAAGTTTTGTAAGTTCATACTTGCCGCAGAATTTCATAAAATGAACGCCCACTTGTGGTGTTGTAGTAGTGCGAACACCTATGCGAATTGATTCATCAACCAGTTGTTTAATATCATCGGGTTGTGCTGTTAAGTCGATCAACATCCGATTCCTGTTATAGCAATCACGCACTACTTGTTCTTGATTATTATGGTCAAGCCAGCGTTGTAGCATGAACGTGTTCCATCGGAAGCCCTGCGCATTACGATCCTCAAATGCCTCACGAATGCCGACACGATTCTTACTACCTTTCTCAGGGGCACGGGGATATGCAGTGAATACATTGTCGCCTGCGTCACCGCGGATAATTTTCTTAAACAGTAAGTACTCAGGATCTTCTAACAGTTTAGGCTGTTTAGTTTTTTTATCAATAACTGGCTTGCCATTTTCTTTGAAGTATCCCTCTAGAGTGATAAGTTCACCTGCTACCCCCTGATATTGATTGACATTTGGTGCAATTAACTGTACAAAATCGCTGTCGGTTGAAATTATATAGTGTGTATCTTCTGGGTGCAAGTGAATGAATCGGGCAATCAAGTCATCAGCCTCTGCTTGAGGATGACGTAGGACACTGACGTTGGTTTTCCCTTTGATGAAAGTGGTGAACTTTTCGTAAGTTTCCCAAAACATGGTGTTTTCTTCTTTTTCAGCCTCAGTGACTGACATTGCATCAACCACACGATTCTTTTTGTAAGGTTCGTATACGGCCTTCCTCCATGATTTCCCCTCCAAGCAGAATACAACATGGTCAATTCCATATCGTTTTACTGCTTGATTAACACTAGCAAGTGTCAAGTGCAAGGCCATTCCGATCTTTTCTTCTAGTGTAGAGTTGCGGCTTGCAACGTGTCTAGCACGGAAGAAAGTGTTTGCGGTATCAATGAGTGCGTATTTCATGTGTGTATTATATACGTATATTTAGATTTTGTCAAACTTGTATTACCCAAAGTCAAATAATTTTGTATCAAGTAATTTTGCCCTCCTAGATTCAGTGGGAGTTAGATGATGCTCATTAGCTAATGTGACTATCGGGTGACATAGCTTACACAAAACTTCAATATTTTTAGGATCTCTGTTAGAGTTGATCCCGTCAATATGATTGATATCTAATTGTGCAGGATGTGTGATTATCTTTGCCCCGCATGGAAATCCATACTGCCCATTTTTGTTAGCACAACCGCTATTTAATTTCCATTGATCAACCTCATGTTTACGGTAAGTCCTGTGTGCTGAACAAACTTGTTTGTTCTTATTACTTTTTTTATTATGTTGACCAACCGTTTTATGACAGTTTGGCATTGAACATTTCAAATAATTTAAGGTAGTTGCCATTAGAATTCCTTTTAAGTTTAAACCTTAAATATAAACGTATATTTAGATTTTGTCAACGCCAGGCTGCCCATTTACATATCTAGTCAAGTGGTCTTTGTGTAAGAAAGTTTTAATACGATGGACGTTAGAACAAACCCCGACTCTATTTTCTACTGAGTTATTGTAGCGGTTACCATCTTTATGCTCACCGTCAATCATGTTGCATTGTCCAGTTAAAAATGTCTCAAAGTCTATATCACCGTAATTTTGACAATAAACCGCATAATGATTCATTAAGCAATTAGGTAATCCATTTGTTCCAGTAGGACACCCTGTGCAATATTCAGATTTAATATAGTCATCGAACCTACGATTTGCACGAATACTGCTTCCAAATTGCTCAGTATTATAGTAACCTGTCTTCAAGTTGTCTAAGAAATAACTAAGACCTTTTTGAACTGTCCATTTGCCATCACTGTATGCTTTGACAACTTTTTCGGATAACAAGGTACTTTCAGTCAATACGATACATACTGCACTGCTCATATATACATACAACAAACACAGGAAATATTTTTGTTGATGATTGATTGGCAGGCTGTAAATATAATTACGGGCATCTTCGTGATTGCGGAAGTAAGGTAAACGACTTGTACGTGCATAAAACTGAACCCAATTGTTTTCCACTAATTGTTGACTTGGATTACGAACAACACCTGATACTGCTAAACGAGGCAAGTTGGCACCCATCATAAATTTATTCTTAACGACAAAAACTGTTGGGCGATTTTCTTTTTCTGGACTGTTAGCCATTTTAATAGCATCAAGCGTATTTTTAGTGTAAACACCATCATACTCTAAAGTATCAATTAAGTCAACCAAGTCCCAATTTTCTTTGGTACAATCATTACGAACTGTAGTTTCCAAGTCATCCCATGTTTTTGCTCGGTCTTCCTTTGCGTTGACATTACCGACACGGATCGAAACTGCTGGCATCATCTTACGAATTGGACTATTTGTAGTAACTAAATCCCATGTTTCTTGTGTAATTGAATTTTGCAAATCTTTAATTACATTAACATGATTTTTATACCAAGAAAAAATAGTACTATAACTGTTGTCTAATGTTGATGGCAAGAAATGCACAAACGGCATAGTCAATGGGTTAAACGGCATTACTGGTAGTGGCCAGTAAGTCATACTACCGTGATATGTAACACCAGTCTGACTCACGGTTGGGGTAGCTGTGAACTGAATCACTAATGATCCATTTTCACGCAATGCATCTAAATTATGAAAAGTAGTAAGTTTTGCTTGATTGTTTTTTGCACCTGTCGAAACTTTCATATCATCAATATGAGGGACACCGTTTGCATAATGCGCTTCGTCATTGATAATACAATCAAACTTGATATTAGGGTTCTTATGAATCTTTTTGTGATTCTTATTAAACCATGCATTTGTCACGACTAAAATGTTTACATCACCTTTGAGAGATTTTTTACTATTCGCTACATCTAGTAAATCTTTTTCTTCATAGACACAAACAGTAAGACCGTCAATAGTTTTGTAGTCTAAGTTTTCTAATGTTTCCCAAATGTCATCACGTACTTCACGCGGTGGCGCAATGATTAAAAAATTACGTAAAGATTTAACACCCGGAATTTGTAGACGAACAAGGCTAGGAATCAAATAGTTACTAATTACAAAAGTCTTACCAGCGCCGGTGTTTGCTGTACCCAATAGCATATGAGGGTTGCCTGTAGTAAGCATCAACTCAGCATAATTCAAAATATTATCATGTAGAAATTCACGTTGGTCTTTATCCATCGGATATTTACAAGTGAATTCACGGTTAGTTTTCATAAGCATATCGGCTCTTACTTAGTAGTCAAAGAAGTACGTAGTATACACGACTACAGATATTAAGTCAACCAAAAACTTAATACTTTTGTTTGTTTTAATGTTAATAAGTTAATTAACTAACCTCTGTGCGCCCATTTCCTAGATCCCGTTGTTGCACAGGACGAATGTCTCGGTTTAAGGGATCAGCTTGGGCCTGTTCATATACTTCTAAAGCAATATTCCTGCAAATTGCAGTCCACCATCTATCGACTATCATAGTGTCGGTATCATCATCACGCATTTTATAACCCGCTCTTATCAAATTGAGAATGAATTTGTCATTCCAATCCAACTCAAATGCGCCTGCATTGATATTTCCAGGATCAAGTTCCATACTAACTACAGCAACATAGGGCTCTCCTGCTTGTGTAGCCTTTTCTTTAGCAGACAATTCTACAGTAGGTTTCTTTACTCTGGGCTTGCGTGGTTTCTTTACCTTAGGCATTTTTGGAGTTGCCGTTGGCTCAGGTAAAACCTGAACAGACTCTACTACCTGTTCTACTGGCTTCTTTTTAAATCTATCAAATATACCCATTTTCTTTTGCTTTCTCGTATAATTTAAAGCTGGCAAGATTCTTTGCCTTCGATTCGCACATTATATCAAAGTTATCTAAGAATGTCAATGCCCAATCATTTACTGCGTCATTCCAATAGAAGTCACTATGGGCACGTAGTTTTTGCTTATTGTGACCACTCTCTATCAACGGAATAAGAGCGGGGCGACATGATCTGGAATGGCCTGTAAGTACATCATCACGACTGACGGAATAATGCATAGTAGGCCGATTCCCCCTCCAACTATCAATGACCATTTTAACGCGGTCATCATTCGGGTCAATATATTCTCCACTGTTAACCCAGTGATGATGAATGTCCAATACGATTGGAACCAAATCTGCAATTTCAAGAACTGTGTGTAAACCATGTGTAATCTCCTCGTTTTCAATTGTAAGTGTGTTTCTCGCTTCCGGCGAGAGTCTTTCATAGGCTTTTCTGATACCATCGGGGCCAGCACGACCAGAGATATGTACATTAATTTTAATGTCTTGAAATTTCTGACCATATCCCATCCAGCGAGCCATGTCACAATGATATTCAAATTCTTCTATACTCTTATTTACTACTTCTGGACGATCACTTGCTAATACTACGAATTGATCTGGGTGAAAACTTAGTCGTACATTGTTTTCCCTAGCAGTCTTACCCAATGGGGCAAACCAATGTGCAAGCTGATTTTGAACGTCGGTGGATTGCCAGAATTCAGTGTAATCCTCATGTGTGTAAAAACTTAACATATCACTAGTGATACGCAACATACGCAATGGTTCGGGTAGACTTGCTACTTTCTTAATTAGTGCATGGGTATTAAGAATGTTTTTCTTAGCAACATCAATAATCTTTTCCTCTACAAGATTACGCTTATTGCGTTTAGCCCATGCCATAGTGGTACCCCCAGTGTTAAGACCCTCGACACTGGCGATCTCGCCCTTCTTGTTGATTTCGGCAAATTTACACGCAAAGCCGATGCGTTTGATAGGTGTAGTCATGTACAAGAGTGTAGCAGATAATTGATTATTTGTCAACTTTTAATAAGTCTCTGAATTCATACATCTTTTTCATGTAGGAACTAGGATTGCCTAAAACACTTATGGGCAAATCACCCTGTCTGCGTGGTCCTATTTTGGTCAATAAGTCAATGTTTTTGATATCATTTACTTCCCTAAATAGATTTACAATCTCACCTACAGTGTGTCCTACTCCGTGTCCTAAGCATTCCATGTCATTGGAAGGTTGCTCAATCGCTAATTTTAGTGCTTCGCATATTTCCATAACATGAACATAATCACGCACACAAGTGCCATCAACTGTATCATAGTCATTACCAAATATAGTAAATTCTTTGGTACGAATAGCACGAATCAAATTATAGAATAATCCATCTGGATTAGTAGGTTCTACTACAGTACTACCAATCACATTGTAAAATCTAAAGATAGTATAGGGCACATTGTTTTTTGTACAGTATTCACGAACACAATCTTCGGCTGCTTTCTTACTTGTGCCATATGCACTTTGACAATACTCTGCGGCACCAGTACTTGCAAATATAAAATTCTTTGTCTTGATACCATTCAATACATTGAGAGTTCCTGTTAGATTGGTCATATAGTAGTTACTAGGCATCTTCTCACTCTCACCTACATTTACTAGTGCAGCCAAATGTATTACTGCATCATACTCTCCTTGAAGGTAATGCATAGTTCTGATATCACAATTAATAAAATGTTTGATATCTACTCTAGGGTTCATTGTGTCTAACCCGTATAACTCATACGTATCCTCTAACAATTTAGTTAGATGACTACCGATGTAGCCTGAGTTACCTGTGATTAAAATTTTCTTCATATAAATTCAAATAGACTTGCGCCTACTTCCTCTTCTTTTGGTTTAAAACTTGGGTCTTTACTTAGGTAAGAATTATCATCAGTATACCATACATTGATAAATTTGTATCTATTCGCTAATACGGATTCAAAATCTTCACGTGCCAAATGACTACGCTTTAAATCTTTGATGTAATCACTATACTTTATTGTTTCATATGTGTTAATCTTGGCAGAATTTGTATTGCTCTGCTTGCCGACAAAGTTATCTAAAAACTGTATCCACCCTTCAGCCACTAGTTCATCTAACATACGAATATAAACCAATGCACCTTCTGACTGATTGGTTCCGTATATTTGTTTAATGCGAGTACTGGCATCTTTGATATTTACCTTATGAAAAAAGTCATCTCTAAAATTATCTGACCAATCTTGTGAATCTAACACCACAGTTTGCATATGACCTAAACATTCTAAGAATGCAAACGGATAGTTCTCACGCAAGCTAGGCATAAAGAATACACTACATCCTTTAATAAAGTCAACCTTTTCTTGACCAGTGATACCTGCTTTAATTTCGTAATCAGTTATACCAGCTTCTTCAAATGCTTTGATAAATTTCTTTTCACCGTTGCTATTAGTCATAACTTTGCAAGGTAATTGACATTCTTTCATTGCACGAATATATGCGTCAGGATTTTTACCCTCTTCCCATCTACCAATAAACAACACACCTTTACGAGGTCCTGTATAAGATTCAAGTAATCCTCGCTCACTCATTGGCATACGCAATAATGCACAGTTAGTTGCACCAAACTTAGTTAATTCATCTATGTTCTTTTTACTTTGTGTACCAATGATGATATCAGTAAACTCCATATGCTTGTTATAGAAGTTATGATAACTATCCAAAAACACATCACTGCCTTGACTTTCACGAAAAATCATACTATGTAAATGTGTATAGAATACTACCGGAATATACTTGTTGACAGTCATGGCATACGCCGCAGTCATTGCTTCCTGCGTATTACACACAATCATATCATAGATATTTGTTTCAAACGCCTTTAACAATGATTTGCGAAAGTTGATAATCTTTTCAAAGTTGATTGTATCACTAAATGCAAATGTACCTGTATGGTCTGTGTACTTAAGTGGATCAGTTGGGTAAATAATATTTGCACCTAACCCACTAATTAAATCGCTAAATAAATTAGTAGGTGCTTTGTCTAAGATGATATCAACTTTCCAATTGATACGCCCACACATCTCTGTGAAGCCTTTAGCAAATGAACCAATGCCACCATGTGGGATAAAGTGTTGGTCGCTAATTAAAAATGCAATTCGTTTGTTATATAATTTCATTGTTTTAGTTTCCAAATTAAATGTTCATGTTTGTGATGCCAACGATGCTCTATAATTGAATCACCTGGCCCCGTTAATACACTGGTTCCTCGATAAGCATACTCTAGCCACATTTTTCTACCTGTTATATAGCACTGAGTTGGCCACCACACAAATTTAAATTCCCATCCAACGCAACGGCGATAAAACCAATCGTCTTTACCTACACTTGGATTTGAATATGTTATACCCATCAATTTAGACCCCATTTTACTTTTAACCAAATACGCTCATGTATGTAGTAATCAACACTTAGCAATATGTGAAGTGCGGTTGCAAATCCAGTAGCATTAGTTAAATTACCAGTAAACAAGTATGTCCAAAAGATTGTGAATAACCATGCAGTTAACCTATATGTAAGCATCCTAACAATAGTTCTAGTTTTTGTTTCTATCATTATGTTCCCCACTCATTTTTGAACAATGGGACTTGGAGTCGGTCTGAGTATCGCCAGCCTTTTCGCATTGCAAGTTCCGCCACATTTCTATTATTAAGATTGTACACCCGCTCAACCCCACCGCAAGGCATGAGATAAACAGGACCACGAAAAGCCCTCTTACGATATTCATTGACCGCTTCCTCCGCCTCTTCGGCATCTTCTTTTGTAGCAATCACAAACTTAAGATATACAAATCCTACTTCACCGTAATCATGTATAACCTCTGACTTAATTGCATCTTCCCAACTCTCACCGCTGATACTAAGTTTTGGACTTACACTAAATGTAATACAATTCTTTTCTCTGTTTCTTTTCCAATCACTTAGATAGCTTTTAACTTCTGGATATAACATTTGTGTACCATTTGTCTCAATTGTTAGTTCTTTGAGTGGTCTCATTTTTTCGTGCGAAAGTAGTTCTGGATATGATTTTTGCCAACCGAGAAGAGGTTCACCGCCAGTGATAACAAGATGTTCATCCAACCAACGACCATGAGGAAGTACATCAATAATGCTACCAACAATATCATCGGTAGTGCGATAAGGACTAAGATGTTTGAAACGAGGGTCCCAAGACGCATAGCTGTCGCAGCCAGTACTAACAAGCGGTAACTGTTTGTAATCAGTGTAATAATGAACTCTACTAGCAACATCCTCTACTTCTTTACTTAATTCGCCTTTAGGCATACCAAAGCCCTGGCATTTAAAATTACACCCGAATGTTCGTAAGAACACACTAGGTACACCCATATAACGACCTTCGCCTTGTATACTATAAAATAATTCTGAAATCTTAATATCTGTCATGTTTCACCAATGATGTATTACACCTGCAACAATAAAAAAGTTTGTGATAACATATATTAGCACAATTATGGTACGAATGCAAGCAATACGGTCAGCTTCTTGATCCGTATTACCTGCTTTCTCACCTAGGGCTTTTGCCCATATTCGCCAAATTTTAGTTACTACTCTTAACAATGTTTTCTTCATCACTTGCCAATTTCTTTTGCAACTGATTTAACAATACACCATAAGCGGGTAGAATGACTAACAAACTTACAAGTACTTTACTGATTGAATTGTTAGTCGCAACAATATGCCAATTATTAGCCATAAACTCATTAGCACCATATGCAAACGCTGTAAAGAAGAATACATAAGTATCAAGGAATGTTGACACTACTGCACTAATAGCAGGAGCATACCACCACGTTGCATACTTTTCTCTGATATACTGAAATACATAAACATCAAGTAAGTTACTTAACAAGTAAGCAACACCTGAACCTAATCCAATACGAAATGCTACTGAATCAGGTGCACCACCCATTTTAACTACTACCATTGATACAATGATAGCTGGGATAAACGCTATTGCAATTACTGCACGTCCGGTTTGTTTACCAAGTAAACGAACGGTCAAGTCAGTAAGTACAACTACTAATGGGAAAGTAAAAGCAGCCCATGCAATTGGAGCGCCAAACATTTCAAATTTAAATTGTACAATATAATTGCTAATAGCAATGATAATAATGTGGGCTAACATTAACTTAAATGCTAATGCACGATCCACTCCCTCTAAAAATTTGTCTAACATAATTTCTCCTTTTTAATTAAACAAGTCCTCGTTCCATTCACGATGCCCTTCACGAAAAGCCATGTTACTTTGAGTCTCACGAACTTCTACACGATAGCACCATAAACGCTTTGCTTCACCCGGTCCCCATAGGTCCGGAATGTAAACACCATTGACATACTTATATAGCATGTCTGCTAAACCTTCGCATCCTAGTCTAGGAAGGATAGTAAGTTTAGCCATTTTCTTTTCTTGCAATAATTTGAATGTTTCTAATTCTGGGTCATCTTGTGCTACTAATAGGGTGTGGTCAAATTGATCCTCTAGAATCTTTTTCAATTCTTTTAGTCCACCATAGTCTGCCGCCCAATTGCGTACATCTAAATCATCTGTACCGAAATAGAATTTCATACTGAAACTATAACCATGAATCATATTGCAATGACTGTCTGCACGCCATTGACGATATGCACATGGAAATGAATCGTGATACTCTTTAGTTGAAGTATATTTGTATTGTTTTGCAGAACGCCATGGATGATGTTCGAATCCAATTTGATTTAAGTTTGCCATTATTTTCTCCTATGTTAATTATAGCATAGGCAGCAGAATTTGTAAAGCGGGATGATGTCCAGAGACCGCTGTGGTATTTATCGGTAAATTGCTAATAACATTTGGTACTTACTATGTGCATCTGCAAGTGCAGGATGTTTACTACGAAGGTACTGTTCTTCTCGTTCTTTACCGAGAAAATGTTCAGCACGGGAAACAACACCAGCTAAATTTTCTAACGAACGCTTATCTATTTCCATCTCAATGATCTCTGGTTGATTATAATGGTAATATAATTCTTCATCATTGTATCCATATGTATATGATTCATATGTATGTGAAACACGTGGGTAACCTCGCCTAATATTAAAATTACGAAAGTTAAAATCTTTAATAAATTTTTCTAAGTTTACCATTACTTACCCTTCTGTGCTTCTGCTTCTGCTACACGCTTGCGTAAACTTGAACTACTGAAACTATGGTCACGCCCGTTGAATACAATTTGAATCTTACGTTGGTAGCATTCCGCATCACCTGAGAATGATTTATTTTCATATTCAACACCCAATATACGAACATTGAGAGGTAATATCAATAATAAGTCAATCAAATCTTGTTCAGTTTGATATACCACAACCTCATCAACATAGCGGCATGCACTTAATTGAATTTGTCGTTCTACAATACTTTGAATAGGTCTATTTTTTGTATCAGGTCTATCAATTGTTGGATCGGTCTGTAGTCCAGCAATTAGATAATCACAATGATTCTTAGCCTCACTAAGCATTGCAATATGCCCGGCATGTAGCATATCAAAGGTACTAAAGGTTATACCTATCTTTTTACCTTTTTTATTAAGTTTTTTGATTTCATTAAATATCATTCTTTTAATCTTCTCCACATAACTTTTTGTTCATGTTCTTTGATGAATTCATCCTCACCCGAAAAGGTAGGACTATCTTTCATAATAGCATCTAACATCCACTTGAGTTTGTGTAAATCTTTTTTGATTTCAAATGTCGTGAATCCGTCATTGTACGGACTATTCAACTCTACCCCACTCATATAGATTTGATGACTAACACTATTATAATCCATTGGTTTTCTAAATCCCATTATTTAAACTCCTAATTTTACGCCATATAACATCAAATGTATTTGGATTCAACATAACTTCCCATCCTTTTGGAATTACTTCAGGAAAGAAATGTGTCTTACCGTTGCTGTGTTTGTATAGTTTCATTCTTCAGCTTCCCATTTTTCTTTGAATCTCTCTTGATAAAGTTCTTGGGCATGGTCTAAAAAAGTTTGATATAAATCATTGTGGTAATCATTTGCACTCATAAAACTCAAAGGATTAATAGCCATTGTCCACTGTACAGTAGATGAGTAAGTGAGGAAAGTATAAGAGAGTTTGCTTTCCCTATCATAAATTTCATCGACTATATGTTTTTGAATAGGATTATTTTTAGCGTATTTTGCTTTAACTTTTTTATCTTCTTCTTTGGCTTGTTGACAGAAAATTTTATATTCTGCTATAGTCATTTTTGATATCATTTCCTCAGTTTCGATTATGATATCAGGGGCCTTTAGTTCTTTTAATCGTTTTACTCTCAACAACCTTTCTTCCTGAAATTTTTTATTTCTACTAATAGTATCTTCAATAATTTCACTCATTCGGTAATTCCTTTTTCGCTAATTCTCTCTTGCATTGCTCAATTGCGGCATCAAGCATAGCAGTTGTAATTTCTTTAGGATCCATTCCAAAATGTAGTTTAATTAAATCTACACCTTGACCACGACTAATCATATCACGTAACATAGGATTTAATGCTTTACAACATTCCAATACGGTCAATTCAATCAACCGTTCAATAGCTTCTTGTTCATAAGTACCCAACTCATCCCAACAACCATCTGCTATCAATCCTGACTTATATATCAAGTCATCATATATTTCATTCATTCTTGTTTCCTTTGAGGATAATAGTAGTGACAGTCACTTTGGTTACCATACCAATCTCCGGCCATGCCCCCTAAATATTGAATAGCACATCTAGCACGTTCTTCACTATTGGGACACGTACTCACAACCCATGGTGTTGTTTTCCTAGCACGAATATACTGTTTGAGATAATGTATGCTTTGTTCACGGGCCCACATTATCAACTCCAAAGTGGTCTTTAGTCTTATCTATCATTCGGTGAAAATGTACAATCTTACCTTCATGCCATCTGCGGTCAAAATCATTGCATGATGTAGTCTTATATTTCTCCAACATAGCAATCTCGTATTCAAGCAAACCGATGAATTCTGTTGTCATCACCTTGAAGAATTTTTCTTTAAACGCAGGCAACCACTCCAAGCCTTGTGGGGTGGTATACTCAGCATAATACTGCGCTTCGTCAGCAAGTTTTTTAATTCGTTCGTTCATTTTTGTCTCGCAATTTGATAGAACTCTGCACGTGCCGCTGGGTCATTTTTAAATCCACCACCTAAACGACTTGTAACTGTACTACTACCGGTATCTTCTACACCACGACTCTTAACACAATAGTGTTGTGCATCAATCATAACTGCAACATCTTCTGTATCCAGAATGAATTGCAATGTGTGAAAGACTTGTTCGGTTAATCGTTCTTGAATCTGTGGACGCTTGCTAAAATATTCTACAATGCGATTGATTTTGCTTAAGCCAAGTACCCTGTCTTTGGGTACATATGCTACAGTAGCAAGCCCATCAATGACTACAAAGTGATGTTCACAATTACTCTGTACGTTAACATTACGTTCACATACCATTTCGTTGTATTTCATCTTGTTGTCAACTGTTGTACATTTAGGGAATGCGTCATAATCAAGTCCCCAGAAAATTTCATTAACATACATCTTGGCAACACGCTTAGGTGTTTCAATTAGACTATCATCAGATAAATCTAGACCCAATGTTTGCATGATAGAATGAAAATGTGCCTCAATCTTTTCAATCTTGTCTTTACGGTCGTAGTTGTTTGGTATTGTTGGTGTCTCAACACCCATCTTAACTAAATGTTCGTGTACTTTTTGACCCAACTCTGGGTCGGTTTTTGTTTTATTGTAACTCATATGTATCCTTCCTTACGCGGATGTGAAATTTGAAATTGTGCAACCTTTGTGTTGCACAATTATTTATGCCTGTGTAGAAGTATTTTGAATTTCTTCAACGGCATTATCATACCCACGCTGATAGTCATCAGCGTCAGCCTCTGCATCTTCAACATCAGAATATGGATTGAAAAATTTTTCACTTGCTTTTGCAGAGTCGTATCCTTGTTTATAAGGAGCCTCTGCATATAATTGAATTTTCTTTCTTGCCATGATTAAGCCTTTGCTTCTTTACGAGCAGTCTTTTCAGCGGTAATTTCATTACGGCGTGCTTTAACTGCTTTAGCCAACTCTGCTAATGCTTTACGGGCACGGGTGCCAGCGGCTGAATTACCCTTGTTAAACTTTTCATTCTCAGCATTGTATGCTGCCAAACTTGTTTCAATATCATTATGTGCTGTCATTTTTTCTTTCCTTTTTTGGGTTTAATTTCTACTGAGGCTATTGCCTCTTGTACTTCTTTCATCAATGCATCATCATCCCATTCTAGTTTTGTAGAACCATTTGGGTATTTTGTTACAGTTAGATGATTGCCTTTAGTGACTACAGGTTCTAAATCGTAATATTCTTCCTTCATTACAACCTGTTCGTCAAACTGTTCTACTTCAGTTTTTTTCTTTTTACGTGTTGCCATATTTACTTTCTCTAGTATGCTTGCGATAGTCAGTTGACATACGCAGCCATTGTTCACCCTTGCCTTCCATGATATCACAAATTCTATCAATAGTACCATCAGTCCAATCACTGATCTTACCCATGTTATTACTTGGCTTCTTCAATAGATTTTCTAACTTGTCTAGGGCATCATCTATTGACCAAGGAACGTAAAGTCTGGTATGGTCATTAGAAAAAGTCTCAGGGAAAGACCTATAAGCAGGGTATAGAACATTACACCCAAGAGTATCTGCTTCACTGACTGTGTTGGAAACCCAATCTTGAAGGGCGCAATTAAACACAACACGACTATCATTAACGATATCATAGTAAGCATTTTTATTTAAATCCTCATTAATAGTTAATAGACCTTTTGCTTGCAAGTCATATGTACGTTGCATATAGCTTTGATTATTGCTACGTAGTTTAGCACCACTGCATATACAAAACTCTACTGGGCTACCCGGGTGACGTTCATGCCATGCTTCAATAACATCCATATAAAAGTCAGGTTGCTTTTCTTGATCCCATCTTGCACTAAACACAACACGTGGCTTGCGCTTATTCCAAGATAAAATCTCATTACCAACTCGTTCTTTAACTTCTTCTTTACTAAACGCAAGACCTGATATATTATAAATTGGGGCTTCCCAGCCTGCAATCTTCATGTGCATTACCATTTCTTCATTGCTAGCAAGAACACCGTCTACGAACGAGTCAACCATTTTTTCATAGTGACCCATAAACTTAGACATATTCCATACATGTACGAAATCATCAGGATCAATGGATTGAGCAAGACAGCGAACAAAAATCCTAGGACGATTAACACTGTCGATTTGATTAAGTATATAAGGAAGGCTCTCGATACCGGGTTGAAACATGTCCTCAAAGTAGATAACATCTTCATTATTCAATAATCCTTCCTTCATCCATTTGATTAATGTCATTAGTTGTGACATACCAAAATATGTACGACCATGTGCATCTAATACTTGACCAGTTACAATAGATTGATCAGCGGTCAATGTATCACCAGGGACTACTGTATAGTCAATGCCTCTACGTTTGAACACACGTTCATTCCACTCAGTTAATTGTAGAGTGTATCTTGCTTTATACGGCTCAAGGCCCATATAATATAAGGTTCTCATTTGCTATCTTCTGACCAAGAATTCTTAGGATATTTTCCTGCTAGTTGTTTTTGATGTTGACGATATGCGAAACTACGCATATCATAAAGAGTTGCCTCATCAAACTTATACCCGAAGTCTACGCAGAATTCTTTGTATTTTTCCAAGTCATCAAAGATTTGATGTACACGGGGATTAGATTGAAATGTTGGTTTTGCCATTTTGTTTTCCTTTAAATAGCGAGGTTGTTGAAAGGTTTAGTTCGATTGTAATAAATTGTGGCACCGTTCTCACCATCTTCGGAGACAGTAATCTCAATGTCACGGTCGGGATAGCGAGTAGCAATAACTTCATAGAGGTCATCACTAATCATTTCACAACTCTTGTAATTCAATTCAAGTGTGCCACCGGCATAGAGTTTTTCTAGCCAGCGTTTAAATTGAATGAATTCAATATCCCTGTCGTTGTGAAATACTTCAATCGCCACGTTAAAGTGAAAGATGTGACGATGCGGAGTTCCTAAAAAGCTAACATCATATTCATCACCCGTTGCGAGTGCTGGATCTGTTGCCGCTGCCGGGTACTTATGAATACCCTCTTTTTGAAATGTTACAAAAATCATACGTTTGGCATGATTCTGAATGCGTTGACGTTTTTCAAATTGTGCTTGTTGAATCTGTTGTTCCATTATCTATCATCTCCTAAGTCAAGTTGTTCATAATCATAATCATATTGCTTCTTACGCAATTCTGATAGTTCACGATGGTATTTCGCTTTCTGTTCTTGTAGACTATTTAGGTCTCCTTCATTGTTAGCAATTTTTTGTTCAATAACTTTATATGATTCTTCTAAAGTTTTAATTCGTTGCTCGTACATAGTAACCTCATGCAAATGAAAATAGTTCGTTAAATTTAGTTAACTCTTGTACAGCATAGATATGCTGATAAACATTATGACTTTGTAGCAATGTATAACTCAATGTATCCCAACTTGTTTTTGTTTCTTTACCATGTTGACCAATAAAGCCTTGTCCTCGATAGCACAAGTCCTTCATCAGTAGTTTATCAGTTACTGGACTGTCTGTAAAGAGTTTATGGATGCCGTCAGCCAAAACACCATCGCTAAATTTGCGATTGTCTGTGGCATAGTTCTTGTTCTCTGCGGTCTTTTCCATTTGATAAGTCCACTTACTATCATGCTCAATGCTGTTATTGAAATATGCTAATCCTTTAGCCGCACTAAAGAATGGGCTTGCACAGTCAAATGTAATTTGTAGTTTTGGATTGTGATACTTACGAATTGCTTTTTGTATATCAGTAAACAATACAGCATATTCAAGTATGGATACACCCAAACAGTGAATCAAGTCGTGTTTACCTTCTTGTAGTAATCCATCATAAATGATATCAACCATTCTACGCAATGTTAAATGAATATCAATCTTTGTTTGTCCCCCGAATGCCCAGCCATTAAAGTGAGTGTTCGGATAGATGTTTGGATCACAATACTTTTTCATTTCGTCATACCATTTATCACTATCGGTATGAGTACGACCTTGCAATACATTTAAGAATTTGCATTTGCCCGAACGATTATTGATAAAGTATTCGTTATTGATATGTGTAGCAGTAATAGCATCTTGTACATTTTGAATACCATGCACACTATTACCTTGCTTGTCCTTAAGATGAAAGGTTGTTTCGGATTGACTTGGGATATCTAAACACATTCCATAGTTCATGTATGTGTCCATCCATTTCAATACTATCTTACGTTTTTCCATTGCCTTAGGACAATTAGGATTCTTCCAGTCTGCAGGCCATTGACCTTTTAGAATCTGAAATCCACCTGAGTCTCCCAACATGAATGTATGTGGGTCACGTTCACGAATGATGCTTTCTGAATTGTCATTCACCGTTGTATCTAAGTTAGCATGACCAGCTGAATACAAACCCCATTCGTAATAATATAAACCTTCTTTCTTGTTAAGAAAGTTAAGTTTCTCTACATCACCATTAAATCCTGCGGGTATACGTGCAGGGTCAAAGTAAGGTTCACCTTTACGTTGTTTACCTAAGCCACTAATATAGAAACTACTAACTGCAGGTAAGAACAATGCCCATTCAGGGTTATGTTGATTAGATAAATTTGATTGTTCCATTATTTAATTAGAGTTTGTATCATTTTTAATTGATGTTGTTTTTCTTTTATTTGATCCACTAAATCTTTGACTGCCGCATTTTCTTTTGCTAGTTGTTCTAGTTCTATTTCTTCCAGCCGCATGCGGTTTGCCCAATCAAGAATTTGTTCAGCTTCTGGGCTTAATCCAACATGGGCAGTATTTATGTTGATTCTTTGCCATGAAGTACCGTCAAAAACTTCTATGCATTGTGAACTGGTATTATAGCGCATATTGCCTACATCTTGTAAACCACTATATGCGGTTATATAGTTAGTGGTAGAACCACCGGATACAATCACATAACGACCAGACTGAAATAGTTGACCAATCATTTTTGTTGTGCAGGTAGCAAATATCTGTAATCGCAAAGACCACTATCAACTGTGATTTCCATTGCACCTTGATTGCTTAAACGCAAAGTTTTGTCACCAGTTAGATTTAAAATATTCAAAACTTGTGTAACAGGCCATAAAAACTTGTCATTGATTTTTCCAGTGATATTACTTTCAAACACAAAGTTACCACTGTGTGACGATGGGTCACCAAAATAAACTTTTAGATTATTATCTTCAACCATTGTTCTGAATTTAGCTTCTTCGCTATTAGCACTTTGTTGTTTCTTCAAACGTAGAATGCTAGCAACGCTAGGCTGAATCTCAATATCCCAACCACTACCATGAAAAGTTACTGAACGAACTTTTTCTTCAATTACACTTTGAGCCATGAAACGATAGTCATTAACGAAATCACCACTTACTGTTTCAAAGTGAATGCTACTCAGTGCGTTAGGATCATCACGTGTACCTTTAACTACATTGATTTTGGCCTTCTCGTCATATTCATCAAAACTAAGAATAGTTTTAAGTTTACCTAGATTAGGCATACCAACCACGCCGATAAACTCTGGATGCGGATTCTTAAATGTTCCACTTAGAATAACACTCTTATCTTCTGCAATAGCATTGATAGTTGTTTCAGTATCAGTACCAGTTATTTTAACTAGTTCAATAAATCCCAATGCACTAGTATGTGCAATAATATCTTGTAAAATGTCTTTCATTTCTTTCCTTTGTATGTATAACACTATTTAGGTGTTCTATCTGTGCATTATAATGGAATATAATACACAAGTCAACACTAATTTAACCGAATGAGAATAAATCATCAAATGTTGATTTAACATCTGTGCTATCTCGTATATCCCAACCCAAGACACCTAGTAAATTTTCAATCTTTTCGTCTACCAATGTCTTTTCCATTTCTTCATCGTCAAATGGTAGTTCAGTAAACCATTGAGGTAATCTGAGTTCATCTGTAGGGTATGCTATGCTAGTGAAACCTAATGGATTTGATTTCAATTTACAAACAATCACTTTCATACCATCAACAATTTTCATGCTATAGTTATCTGAATTAACTTTGCGTAGATAATTGTAGTTCAATGAACCTCTAACGTGACCGGGCATATTAGCACGACCAGTGGTACTCTTAGCTTCTAGATCACCGTACATTGTTAGTTTGTTAACACCTTTTGGTGAGCCTTTAGTCCAGCTATCCTGTTTAGTTAGCACTCGTTTAAATTCTTTGATTTTATCAACTACTTCTGCACGACCTTTACCTTGTTGGATAACCATTTCTAGTACACCCATTAAGAATTCTTGTATGTATTTAGGAGTATCTGCTCGTTTCAAATCAAGACCCATAGCCTTAACATCACCTGCTTTGCCATCTTTATCTTTACGCTTGCCCTCTTTATCAAAGATATTGATAGCATAGCGTTTCTTTGTAATAAAGATAGCACGGTCACCAATCAGTTCACGACCAGCTTTAATGATTGCACCATTCTTGCGTGGTGCATGAAATGCTTTCTCCATGAATGCTGGAAAACTCTCATTTGCTTGGTCAGCAATATTATCATATAATGAAATGCACAATTCTTTGTCCCATTGCAATTCATCATTCTGTATTTGTGTTTGTAACACAGGGTAAGCACTGAAATAACAACTGTCAGTATCACCATACACAATTGCTTGTCCTTCGTGATTATACTCACCAGTAACACATTCATTAATTTGGCTCATCATATGACGGACAATCTGACGGCCGCTTAGTGTAACACTTTGACCGATACGCTTGTCATAGAAACGACAATGCTCGTTCAACAGTGCGCCATATGCAGAGTTAAGCAAAATCTTGCGTACCAGTTGTCGCTTATCCCAATACTCCCTGTCAGCTTGGGTCGTTGCTTCTTTTAGTTTCTTCTGCATTTCCTTACGATCACTATACCAACGAGTTAGCAATCCAGGTACAACACCTTCTTTCTCGTATGTAAAGATTGTGCCATTTGCACTAAGCATCCAGGGCTTGTGACTATCAAAGATTAGTTTCCATATCTCTGCCGCACTCATTTCCTCACTACGACCATCTTCATAATCAAGTGTGAGCATAGTACCCCGTTCTTGATTCATAATTGCAGTGTACTCTAATGCGCCAAATAGATTTTCCCACAGAATACTGCCAGTAACTGCATCATCGCCCTCTTTGTGGCGTTTCTTTTCTGATGCAAGCCTTTGACCTTTATCCGTCATGTATTTGTCAGTTAGTGTTTGTCTGACTTGACCAATGATGGTTTCACCTGCCATGTTGAGGGCTCTAATAACCGAGGGGTAGAGCGAGTTGATATCAACTGCTCCGACGTATTCGTGCATACCTTTTTTGGGCGTAGCAACATAGGCACCTGCTGCTTGTTGGACATCTTCTGCATTTTCTTTCCTTCGTTTTTTATCTGGGACAACTAAACCTCGTTCATGCGCTTCGTTGAAAATTGCCATTTCAATCATAGCTACAGAACCCATTACTGTTGGCAGTAATACTGTATTCTCATGTGCTAGTTGATTAGCTAATTCTAAGAATTTTAGTTTGTTGTGAATCTTAACCAACAACATAGTATCTTGACGGTTATACTCTAAGAACTTTTCCCAGTCCTTGTTGTACAATTGGTCAAGTGTACCTTCGTATTGTGTTTTGTTTTCACCAACTTCCATTTCGCCGATAGCATCTAGTTTATAGCTATGGCGACTTTCATAGTTGTATTTCTTGTAAAGTTGAAGATAGTCCATATGAATACGACCAATCAAGTCGTAAGTCATTTCTGACTTACCGAATCGTTCATACTCTCTTGGCTTGGGTAGTTGACCCATTAAGCAGAATTTGCGTGTATCATCTTTACTCATTACACGGGTGACACGATTAACCATATATGGTATATCATATCCTTCTGAATTCCAACCAGTCAATACATCTGCATCATCAATCAATTCAAAGAATGTATCAAACATTTCCTTTTCACTTTTGAAAAGCAATGTGTTCTCAAATCTTCGGGTGATTTCCCATGCTGTTTCATTACTCATGTGTTTGGGTGCAATACACAATGTTATCAATGTGTCTTGCCAATCCAAATACATACTGATTGCAGTCACTGGATTGAATGGATCGCTAGTAGGGCTGAAACCCTTCTCTGGATCAAAGTCTACTTCAATGTCAAAGAAACAAGTATGAAGTTTAGGTGCATCAACACCCAAATAGTTTTCGCTTAGACAACGAAATACTGGATTGATATCACTTTCAAAAAGTTCTTTCCCACTAAGTATTCTACGTTCTTTTTCAAATTCTTGACGCTTGCGTGTACTGAATCTAGATACAGGATTACCATAGATACTACGATGCTTACCTTTTGGATCAGGATAATAGAGAACATAGTTGGCAGGATATTCAGTGTAGTGACGCTTACCGTCAGCACCTCGTTCAACTACATAAATTCTATCTTCATCCCTAGAGTGGATGGCATCTACATAACTCAAATTGTTTTACCCACTGTTTCCAAAATAGTGTTGAGTTGTTCGTGTTCTTGATTTGATTGTGTTAGGCTCGCTTTATGGGCCACTCTGATTGCTTTCTTAAGTACACTAGGTTTAACTTCTAGTTCTTCTGCAATTGCTTTGATAGTGTCTGTAAGACCACCATTTAATGTGTCAATTTCGTGCATTACTGCCATACCCTCATTGACAAGTCCTTATCTTGCGTAACTTACTTGTCCTTGTCTGCTAATAGAAATATGTTCTGCTACCCACTCAGCAACACCATGGTCTTCATCATTTCTACTACGCCACCCATAATTTTTCCAATAAGGATTAAAATATTTTTTTATATGATGAGCCATTATCAGACCTAAATTGTAATAAGTTACAGGTTCATCCGACTCATTTGTATCATTCATTATATCAATAGCAATTTCTTTCATCTGTGATGGTGTTACTGCTAATGCACTTTTTATATCAACCAAAAATCTTCTAGCATCATCATTATAATCAAAGTAGTCATTAATTTTAGGATTATCATGTATGACTTCCCAGATTTCGTCATCATCCATTTCATCATTAATGATACCCATTTTTTTAGCGGTGTCTAATTGCCAGTCTTTAAAATAACTGTCATTGTCTTCCCAATCACTTGCCATTTGATAAACATGATCCATTGTTAAATCACGAATTTGTAAACCTATTGATGCTAATAAAGCATCATCGGTAAAAGGAACCAACTCTTTAACTTCAGGTTCTTTTGTAATGAAGTATTTGTAAAGGTCAGGGAATCTTTCAGTTAACAATTCGTATAAATTAATTGGGTCATCCTGTTCATCCATGAATTGGTCTGAACCAAAATGCAATTGGTATTTCTCTCCTTCTTCTCTAGGCTTAATAGGTAACAAAATATACAATGGTCTTTCTTTACTACTGTATCTACTGAAATAATTTGTTCCTTTTGTGGCTGCTGTACACCAACGAGTACCTTGACCATAATAGCAAGCGGCTTGTTCATTGTCAGGTATAACAACTCGTACATCACTATCTCTATAAACTTCCCTAGCTTGACCTTTATCTTTTATTACTTCCGGTGGGGGTTCATAATTACCCATTATTGTATAGAACTGAGCATAATTTAAACGCATGATATCCTTAGCATCAACGGGGAAATCATTACGCTTTTTATATTTGTCATACTCAGCAAGCATAGGACCAAGTACGTGTGCATCTTCTAAACGTTTGATATTTTGTTTAGCATATTCACGTGCAAGCCAAGGTGTATAGATTTTATTTTTAGTTGGATCTGCTTCTTCTAAATTACGTAATACTTCTGCAAGTATTGCTTCTGTATTTGGTTGACCATCAGGAAATACAAATGTTGTATTATAGAATTGATACTGTTGTTTGTCTCCGCCTGTTGCAAAGGCATTTATCAACTGCGGACCTACCATCTGTGCAGTTTTGGCTCTATTGTATTCAATTAAAAACTCACAGGCTCTCATTTTATTTTCCAGGTACTAGGTGCTGTGCATCACCCTTTTCATTCCATTTATGCCACATTTGTTTACCCATTTGACTTTGATAAGGACTTGGTTTAATGTCATTCCCTAACATTTTAGCATAAGCATACATTGTACTTGCTACCCCTTTACTACGATATTTTTCTTCAACTTGTGTCTCGTCACTTTGAAGCCATTGTTGATTATCTTCTTCAGTATGAAGTACAAATACGGCCTGGCCTATATACTGTTTACCTACTGGTTGTCTTGGGTCGTATGCACTTATTACTAATCCAGGTATATCACCTAATGCTAAGTAATGTTCTGCTTTATAGATGTATGGACCTATACGAACCTCATGCTCCCAACTTGGTCCAGAACTAGTATCATTAGGATCACCTAATGTTTCTGGATTAATCACCTCTGATACAAATTCTTTTGCTCTCATTGAAATATATCTGAATGTTCTTTACCGTATATTTTTATATACTTGCCTGCCATCATATCTGCTAGTGCTTCAATAGGACTTCCAGGATAGCTATCACCGTGCTTAATCATACCAAGTTGGTCTTGTCTATGATGTACTAACTCATGGAATATAGTACGGAATATATCAACTAAATTTCTATTCTCAATATATACCCAAATTCTATCTCCAGTGTGCATTCCAGTGCGATGACCTTTTTGTGCCTGTTCTGTATCTCTACTTAATGTAAATTTAGGATATGGCTTTTCTATATTCAATGTTATCATTGACCATTTAATAAAATCTTTAATTTTTTGCACATCATCTTTTTGTTCAATAGATTCACGCAAATGACTATTCGTGCCTGCTGCCCAACCCTTAAAGTCATATGCATCATCTCTCGATAATAGAACAGACTGGCCCGTTTTATTGGTGAGTAAGACGTTATCAACTTCCTCATCATGATCAATATTCCAACCACGTTGTTGTAGTTGTGCCGTGATAAATTGTAATTGATTTCTAGTACCAGAACCATATCCTTTTGGATCTAGTACGGCTGCTGAACCTCCATCTTCCATATCAGCCCAGAACCAATCGTTAGCTAATTTTAATACATCTTTGGGTAACTTCTTCCAAGTAATACCGGCTGGTTTTTTAGCAATTGGCACAACGTTCTGACTAGTTGTGCGTTGTGTTACTTGTTTTTTCTTTTGTAATGGACTTACGTTAGGTTTAGTAGGTTGTTGCTTGTTGGGAAATTGCACTACTACACCCTCGTAAAAAGCTGTTGAGGGGATAGCTTTTAAAACATAATTGATTTTTGGATACTTTTTATGCAACATGTTTAAAAATTCCATTGCTGCATTTCTTGTTTTAAATTTAACTACAGGTTGATCATCTTGGTATATGGCAAAATCTTTATCTGACTCGCTTCTATCTGGCATAGAAACTACGTCACCCTCATTCATTCCTTTTTTTTTCTTAGAAATTGCAATGGCCGCTTGTTGTTTTAAATTTTTAGCTTCAGCAACTTTTTGTTCAGCAATCATTACTAAATTTTCTAATTCTTCTACACTCTCACAGTTCCATCTACGTAGTGCTAATGCTTTGGGAGTAGGTTTACCATTAGGCTTTTTCATAGGACCTTTATTACCACCCATTCTAGCACAAAAACTTTTGCGGCGTTTGGCAGCTTTGCTTCCTGGTTTTAATTTGCTTGGCTTAGTTGTTACCGCAGTTTTTAACTTACTACCTGGGTTCTCTCTACGATAGGCATTCACAGCCTTTTGACTCATTCCAGAAGTCTTATCTTTCTTATTGACTTTGTTCCAATCTTCTTCAACACTTTCCGCTGGTACACAGTTGTTTACTCTAGTGTCGCCCTTCATCTTAGTGCCTTGTTTTTTATAACCTGTCCAGCATTTAGGATCAAGACGTTGCTTTTCTTCCGCCACACCTTGCTTGGCCATACCAATACCATCACAAGCACCGCATTTATACCGTTTAGCACCTGGCACATCATTGGCAGGAAGAATTGTTCCGTTGGGTGCTTTCCACAAAGTACCATGTCCATGACATCTTTTACAACTAGTATTCGGGTTCTTTACAGTGGCGCCTGGGGTATAGTCACTGTTGCTTAAACTGCCTGGCAAGCCCTCTGCCACACCTTTAGTTAATCCTGGTACTTCATTTTTGAGCACACTCATTGCTCGCTGTAGACTACTATAAGTGTCAATGTGTTTACCGTTGGCGTGGATCATGAAGTCTGTGGGACTGGACTGAATGATTTCATATTTGCCACCATCAGCACCGGTGCCCGAAAACACAACTTGTCCGTCCATGCCTTCCGCCACACCTTGTTCACCTAGTTTTTCTTTGTATTTTTTTATCCAGGTGTCTGGCGTATGACCGTATCTGCTCACAAATAAGTCATGTAATTTTTTGCCGGTGATCTTGTAACGCTTACTGATGCGTTGCATTAAATTGTCAATAGTACTGTAGTCTATTTTGCGTAGGCTAGGTAATTTCTTTTTTAATTCATCGACTGCGGATTCGTAAAGTAGTTCTGCTCTCATAGTATAGTATTTATGCTCACTTCGATGAATTGGGTAGCGAATCCTATCATGCAGCCAGCAGCCGGCTACTCGGTCCTAAGGCGAGTTCTATACAGGGCTATATGGGTTCAAAGGTCTGTCCCATTCCCCTTCTTGTTCTGGATATACTGGATATTGCATATGTTAATCCCACTCTAAAAATCTTATTTCAAAGGTATTAATGTCAGTTGGTCTAATTAATATAGGACGTGTTTTATTGACGCTATTAGTCAATAACCAATCCTTATTGTTGCTATCTCTATACTTTAATACAGGATTGTATCTTAACTTCATAATCTGATCATACCCGTGTAATATATCTCCTGCTACCCCTAAAAACCAATCATTTTGATCTTTTCCTGAAGTTCTATCGTATTTAGGTGTATAACGAGAAAATTTACCTGTTAATTTATCTGTGTATGCTTCATATCCGTGTAGTTTTAAATCGGTAACTAATTCTGCGGTATATTTCAACTTTTTACCACTACCGTGTGCCAATACTATTCTATATGTAGTGTATTCTGTTTCATCTGGATACATGATATCCAATAACATTGTATAAAAGAAATTGATTTTTTCAGGTTCATAACTATGATCAGTTTGGTCTACTGATTCAATCCCTGAATTTATGATACCGCTATGTGATTTGGGCCTAAAGAATGTACAGTTATCATCTCCTTGCCAAGCCGCGGCAAACTTCTTAGTAACATTATCATCCCCGTTATTACAACAAACCCATAATACTGAGAAATTACCTATATTCTTACCATGAACAAAAGGTATATTGTTATTTGGATTTTGCCCTATTGGAATATTTACATTTTCCTGCAATACATCAAATGTAACATTGTATTTTGATGTAGGGATTTTTTTATCAAATTTGATATAAACAAAATTGTCTTGTTCTCGTTCATCCCGCAAACCTGTCATTTGCAGTATTTTATTAGCAAAGTTTCTAAATCCACCCATATATACCCCATTAATAACTTACTTAGTCTAATTACAATGGTACTTTACATTTATTTAAAACTTTGCTGATTAGATTGAATTTCTCTGCTAATCCTACATAGAATATATCCGGTGGGCGCTCAGTATATGCTACTTGGTCATATGCTAGACAACCCATTTCTTTATAGTAATTGTTACTGGGCCAGCGATTTTTTGCTAATTCTAACCCATTGATTAATAGGCACTCATCTGCTACACTGCTTAGAACTTTCTTTCGTTGTTCAATGGGTAGGCGTGTACCTTCCATAATTTTGATACATACTGGTTCACGATTTAAGTTTGGATTATCTAAGTATCGTGCGAACAAATGAACCACGTAAGCCTCTACATTATGTTCTAAATTTACACAAAGTTTACTTTCGGCTTCAAGTATAACTTCATAGCTGTGTTTTACATAAGTTAGATAGTGGTTCATTATTCCTCACATAATATATATTTTACCTACACTGGCGCGTAGCACAGAGTCAAATAAATTAGATAATACATTTGATAATTCTAAGCTAGCTTCTCCGCGTAATAATTCATCATTTTGTAATTCAGGATTCAATCTCATAAACTTAGTTGTTCTACCCCATGCTTTTCTACCATAGTCTAATGAAACTGGTAGTGGATTTAACGTAATTCTACCGTCTTTTAGATATTGTGCAAATAATTCATACATAAATTCATATGGTCTTTTTATCTGTCCGGTGCGACTACTACGCTGTGTGCCTATAGCATTGAAAAAAGCACCGTATTCTTGTTGTAGGTTCCAATTAACAGCAGTATTAGTATACCTATGCTCTGCTGATTTATTATAATAATCTTTTAGAATCTTATTGATATAATTAAAGAAATAACTCTCTGCCTTATTCCATGGATCAGCAATATTACCTCTTGATGTGCCATAATTATTACGATTTGATGCAGTAATTGCATGACCAAATCTATGTGCCATTACCCACGGCGTCATCATAACTGCTCTGTCACCGGTGTTACCTATAAACACAATAGTAATTGCATTTTCGTGCCTGTTAACAATTAAATCTGCTTGCTCTTTGCTAAAGATATTTTTAACTTCATTTGGATTTATTGCTCCGTATTCTTTAAACTTTCGTAGTCCTGGACTATTATTAAAAAACAATCTAAAATTATAAGGTGTGTTCTCTAAAAATTTAATTGCTTTTGTTTGAGTAACAGGATGTGTAATCAGTTTACGGTCTACTGGATTAAACTGCCCTTTCTTTTCAAAATCACCCAATGGTACATAATCTTGTAATGGGGCTTCTGTGATGAACTCTGTTGCTCTCATAATATTCTATAGTAATCTATAAAGTTTTCGTGTCTATCTTTAAGACCACGCATTGCTGGATTAATATATTTGGTAACAGTAGCAGTATCTTTGAAATTAGTTATATTAGGTCTAACTCTAGTTTTCCAATACCATATAGCAATCTTGGCAGCAATGTCAGGTCTAGCTGCATATTCAGGATGATTGATTAAATCAATATTCAATGCTCGGCTAGCCATTCTATAATTATCACGACCAGTCAACTGAACAAACCCTCTACCATGATATTTTTCACCATCTCCTGGACGAGTGTTCCCTAATATTCTTGCTGTCTTGGGCGCATATTGAACACCGTATCTTTTTTCAAAATAGCCTTTACCCATTGGCTTTTCTTTTAGTCGTTCAAAGTTCCATGATTCGTGTTTCATCTGAGCCAAGAACTGAGCCAATTCTGGACCTTTTAATCCTGAGCCTATTGCAACTTTTTGTAAAGTGATTTCGTTCTGTGGGTTGTTACTTAATACATTAAAATCTGTGGGCATCTTTAAACCTAGTGAGGCTTGTGCTCCTGTGGCTGCACCGGCACCCATTGCACCAAGAAACCCTCTGCGAGTTAAATCTTCTGCAATGATTTCTGATGCTCTCATTATGCTCGTTCTTTTTTAAGAACACTGCGAATCATCCACTGATGTTTTTCGTGTGCATCTAATCTTTCTGCGATAAAATTAGCAATGCCTTGTTTGTTTTCTTCTGTAGCTGATTGAAAACACATATTTAGAAAATCAATCATCTTAGCGTTGTCCGTTAGCAATTCAGTAAACATCAATTCAGCACGTGGAATCTTAGTTTGATCTGGAATAATACTAAGTTCAGCATAGCGTGTTAAACTACCTGGGGTATAGCTATCTAAGGTACGAATATATTCTGCAACTCTATCTACTGAACCGTATACCTCTGTATAGAAATTGTCAAAGAAACTATGATATTGTGGGAAGTCGGCACCTTCAACATTCCAATGAAAGTTTTGTGCTTTGATAGCAAGTGCATTTGTACTTGCTAATAGTATTTTTAAGTTATCAGTTAACATATTATTTCCCCGGTGGGGTTCCTTTGTTCTTTAAGTAAAAATCAATTACGCCTCTGTCCATATTTAGTGCTTCAATAATAATGTACTTAATACACCAGTATCATTTGCAGTCAAGTCTGGTTCACCGGGAGCAATAATAACATTCCATTTCATATTAGGAATCTTTTGACCTTTAGTAGCCCACTCGTCATAACTTAATATTGAATTAGCACTTAATCCATACTCGGTAGCTAAACGTTGTTTTAATTCAGGTAACTTTTCAGGTATGATTTGCCATTGTCCTTCACTACCCTTATCTAAATTACCCTTAGCATCTTTAACTAATAAGTCTTGGAATAGTCCAGTTGGTACAATACGACTATTCTTAGTTGTATCTAATTTAGGATCAGCTGCCTTAACTTGTTTCTCTTGGCTTGTATGAGCACCCTCACTCCAATTGATAATGAAGTTATCGGGTTTCTGTGCCAGTGCGGCACCAGCCATCTTTGTATAAGCGTAGAATTTAACATCAGGTAAGCTGTTTGCTAACTTGAATGCTAAGTCTAAGTATTCTGGACTAAAGAAGTCGCCAGCGTCATGCCAACGAATAGTTACATTATAACCGCCCTTTTTACCTAATTTTTCTTCTTTAGCAATCTCATTTGCTAGTTGCTCAAAGAAACCATCTGGGTTGTTCAATAGATATGTAATGATGCGTCCGTCACTTAACCAAGCCGCTTCAAACTGAATCTTGCCGCCCTTCATAGCAAAGCAATCTATTTTACAACTGCCAGCGCCAGGACATGTATTAACAACAATTAAATTGTTTGTGTTCTCGTCTAATGCAATACCAACTAATGCGGCAAAACCAATATTGAAGAACTGTTCTAAGTCTCCATTACTGTGCTTCATCTTTTCATTTTGCTTTAGTAATTTCTTTGGACGTACTGCTAATGCTTGTTTAACATCTTCTTCACGGTATCTGTTGCCTGCAGGATCATAGTACTTGACTACACTACTACGGTGAATATAAGGCATACGATATTTGTCTTGTTTTGTTTTTCCAGACACATATTTTTCTTTGCCTTTTTTATCTAACTTTACTTGACCTGTCTTTTTATCAATGTCAGGAGTGCCAGCAATTCGTGTCATATAATCTTGAAATTCTTGTCCACCTATATCACGCTGGTCGATAGGAAGTTTAGTCGCTTCAGGTATCATACCTTTACCGGCAAGTTTTTCTAGTTCTAAATATTGTTGTTTTAATTTTTCCCAAGTTTCTGAGTCGCGCCTTTTATTGGCATCTAACATTTTACTATGTAATACATCAGCTTTTGCCAAATAATCATTCATTTGTATCCTGTTAATTCTACTACTAATTGGCTCGGTAGTATTTTCATCAACTTCTTCATTACCATCTACAAAATCATCGGCTTCAGGATCAGAAACAAACTGGTCAACTGACATAATTTTAATGCCACTAGGGGCTCCAGGTAATTTGGGTTCTGCACCTTCGTATAATTCTGTTATTTTCATTTAATTCTCCAAATCTTCGTGAGCCCATGATATGTAACTTTTCCCGTTTGTGTCTCCTGCACGTACTACAAACACGCCACCATTATCATAACCCTCATCTTCACCAATTTCCCAGCCCATTGAAGCCAGTGTACGTTCTGCACGAATCATATCTTGTTCAGTGCCTAGCCACCATTGTTTAGCTAATCGGCGTAAAATTTCTTCACCATCTTGTCCACCATTATCACCGTCACCAGTATCAGCAAATTCTGTTAGTCCCTTAAGGTGTTTCTTGATATCAATAATAGGGGTGAATAAGTGATTAAGAATCTGTCTTTTCTTTTGCTCTGTTTGAAAACTTTCATTTTTCATTATAGGGCATTTCCATATGCCCTCAGTTTTAGTTGGATAAAAAGGAAAATGCTGTTGAACTTTCAATGCACTATTTTTATCTTGGTTATCAACTTGGTAATATAAGTTTTTACCAAATGCACCTTCAACTAAAACATCAGTTATTTTCACTTTGCTGACTTTCTTAATGCATCAGAAGTTGGTGCACCTTTGCTACCTGGCTTACGCATACGCTCACCGCTACCTTGTTTGATACGGTCACGTTTAGCATGTATATTAGCCCATAAGCCTTTGCTTTCATACCCTGTCCGTCATCCAAACGCTTAATCAAATCTAATAATTTTTCGTAGCGCATACGATTATTATTCCATGTAGACCAAGAACCATAGTGGTCTGCATATTGGTCATGACTGTTCTGAGCCAACCATGCTTTTAATGCGTTTGCTTCTTGAGTGTATTCATCTCTCTTTGAACCAGTATTTTCATCTATAGTATAGACATTGCCACGTTCATGCTGACTAATCATATAATCCATGACAGTAACCATGACAGATTTAGCTACTGCAATTTTCTCTTGTACCCATTCTGGTAGATTCTCATCTGCTTGTAACTCTTTACCTAAGTGTGTTGAAACTCTAACGATTGTATGCAGATTGTTTTGTACCATATCTACTTCATCGTTATATTCACCACCGCCGTCGAATTCTTCTTTTGCTATGATATCACGGTCTTCTGGTCTATTACCTATATCACGGGCTTTTGATTTGTTAAAGAATTCTTTTCTTTTTGATTTTGCTAGTAATTGTTCTTCACTGATATCATCTTCGCTTATTGCTTCTTCTTTAATACCAGCTTTTTTGCTGTTTGGAAACTTTTCGCTAGAACTGATGCCTTGAAACATACTACCTTTACCCCTACGTTGCATACTTCCCATGGGCTGTGCTACTGTAGCAATAGAACCTGAAGTAGTTTCTTCTATCTTTTCATCTTCTAACACGTTTGGATCACGACCAAATTTAGGTGCTTGTTGACTCTGTAGTCCTGAAGGACTGCTAACTGTCGTTGTCATTTCAAAAAGAGAGGATATTTTCATAATACAAATTCCATATATTATGTATTTATCGTTTTTGGATAGTTGTCAAGGTAAATTAAAAAGTATCATTTCTGAGTCATCAGGGCTAGTTATTTCTAATATGTTTTCTTGCTCAAACATATATCCATCACCCTCAACTGATTTATTCCCATTGATAGTAGCTTTACCTGTAATTATATACAAGTAATATTTACGAGTGGGGTCTAGATTTTCAGTATGTGCTTCTGTAAAAATACCAGCTTTTACTATAGCATCACTTTGTATAGTAACCGGACTGCCTTTTTGACTAGCAATATTTGCAAACTTGTTTAATTTATCTTCTCTAGTAAACTGATATCCATCGTATTTAGGGGGTATTCCCATTTTATTGGGGCGCAACCATATTTGTAAATAACGAATAGGTTTATCTGAATTATTACCCTCAATATGCCAAATACCAGACCCAGCTGTCATATGTTGAACTGAGCCTGTCGGTACTTGTAGTATATTGCGTAAGTTGTCGTTATGATAGCATGGACCATTAATTACATAGCCCAGTATCTCCATATCCATATGTTGATGTACGGGTACAAAATGTCTTGGTTGAACCCTATCATCATTGATTACCTCTAATATAGAGTAATTGATATAGTTTGTATCCCAGTAACTGTTATTGCTAAATGAACGATATGTTTCAAAC